ACGATCTTCTTTATCTGACAACTCATCGTATATCTTGCTATATTTTTTTGCTACCTGCTCGATGGGCGTTACCGGCGTGAGCTGCTGAAGCTTAAATACTTCAATTGCTTTTGAAACGTTGCTTACCTGGTCCTTAACTGTTTCCTCGAATCCATCATCACCACACCTGATGGTATAGTTGATATCTTCCACCAGTGCTTTGACTTGATCCAAGAACTCAATTACAGTTTGCGCTTGTACCTTCATTTTTCTCTTTTTCACATCCATTACCAATATGCAGTAGTATTGAATGAGGATTCATCAATAATTTATTACAATTTTTACATTTAGCCGCAGCATAGGGGATATCTTCGTATTGGCCTAAAGCCCAAACAAATTTTTGCATTATCCAAAAGCGTTTACTATTCCACTTCGGGCGGCTCTTAGGAACGATAACTGTTCCCACTTTCGGATGATTTATGAATAATCTCACCATTTAGAACCTTAGTAGTTTAAATGTCATTTTATTTGAATAATGGTTATAGTTTTCAATCAAGTCGTTTGTTACCTCATTAAATAGATCCTGATTCAGGTAATTTTCGCCTAGGTCGATGGACTGCATTAATATTAGCGGCTTGCCTTCAACAAGTGCTATTTTAGCATTGTTATACATTTCTTCTAAATGCTTTAATGCTTCTATTGTCTTGGGATCATTTACTGATTTCTCTTCCGTGTTCATAACTGTTATTGTTGGTTAATAATTGCTTTTAAGTCACTTTCAAAATCTTTATAGTTTTTAGCCGTGTACCGGTATACCTTCCAACCTTTGGCAGCAGCCAAGTTATATTTTGTTACATCCCGGGTATAGCCCGTAACTGATGTGTGCCGGCTCTTCCCTGCGAATATTCCCTCATACTCAAACGCTGTCTTCAACGGCACCAGGGCAATATCAAACCGGAACATCCGAGGCTTTGCGAAATAGTGCTCGGTAGTGTAAGGCATATTGCTTTCGGCGAGCTTTTGTTTAATGAACTTCAGGCCTGTAGCATCTTTCTTCGGCATCTTTACTAACTTTTTACCAACGGCCAACCCGTTACCGTGAACTTTCACCTTTCCTGACGCTATCAGAATATCTAATTGCTGCCGGCTCATGCGGATTGCTGCCATTAGTACCTATACTTTAAATATTGTGCATTGAATATTTCCTCTGCTTTCTTAGGCATCCAAGTATAGTTGGCCGGAGTGGTCTGCTTCCAAAACTTTACCCAATTGGCGCTATTACCCTTTTGCAAGTAATCATGCTCCATATCAAGCGCTATCTTATCAAAAAGCTTGATGGAAGCTAACTTATCAGGGCACAGCTTATATTTTTTACTGATCACGGCCATGTATCGGCTTTCAATATCAGTGTAAGAAGATCCCAGCATAACCTTTAAAGGTTTAATGACATCGCCTAGGTAAGCTTCAGCCGCATCATGCATGAGCGCCTCAAATTTCAGATCATCAGGCGCTAACATGCATACCAAGACGCTATGTTGAGCAACACTGTAAAAATCTTTAATCTGCCCACCGAACCGACATACCTTACTTAAACCGCATGCGATATCTCCGATGGTGATTGTCTCAAGTAATGGCTCTATAAGGCTTATTGTGCCTCCGGATGCAGTATTAAAAAGGCCATCATATACTGCATGTACATTGTGATGTGTTTGTTTCATTTTTAAAATTTAGAAGGTTATCTCATTAATCATTTTTTCCGCTTCAGATTTAAAATCAGGAAGAAGCAATATTTCCTTTTCCGGTATTTCCAACCTGTCGGCAAGCTTCTGTATTGAAATGCTGCTCAACATTTTCAATCTGTTAAGCAGGTATTCATTATCCGATATGGGGTTAAAATGGCAGATCATCTTTAGAGTCAGAAGGAACATTTACATTAAATGAAATAGTCGGGGCTTGGTAGTTCTGAACAGGTTTTTTAGGTTTCTGGTTAGGGAACGGGTCGTAATTGGCCCAGGTCTGCGTGCTCATATCGATCGAGTATATAATCTTCCCCTTTTTACCACCCCTATGCTTCACAATGTCGAGTTTGCCGATGCCCTTAAGATCTGGCTGCTTCTTTATTTCATCTTCAGTGGGGCGCCAAAGGAAGCCGACAATATCTGCATCCTGTTCTATCGCTCCACTTTCACGTAGATCTGACAACCGGAATTCATTGTTTGTACGTTTTTCAATATCTCTATTCAACTGGCATAATGCAATAACAGCGATTTTCAAGGACTTGGCCAACGCCTTTAGCTCGCGGCTGATCTTTGCAATTTCCGCCTCACGGTTCCTGCTGTCTCCGCTATCCCCTTGCATTAGCTGGAGATAATCGACAATGATCATCCCGATATTGTGCTTGGACTTCATCCTCCGGGCCTTGGCTCTTAATTCACCAGTGGTTAAAGCGGGTGTATCGTCGAAGAATAAAGGGATTGGTGCAAGGCGCTGGTAACTCTTATCAATCATTATTTGCTCTTCCCCGGTTCTGGTCTTGGGATAATCCACTAAATAAGTGTCGAGCTTCGTATCAATGGAAATAAGGCGGCGAAGCAGTTCATCATTTTCCATCTCGAGAGAGAAAAACCCGACCGGCTTCTTATTATTCAATGCAGCATTGTAAGCGATATTCAATGCATGCGCTGTTTTACCTACCGATGGGCGGGCAGCAATGATAATTAACTTGCCAGGCTTGAAACCTCCGGTTAAGGAATCGAGATCACCATTACCGGTAGGAATGCCAACAAGGCCTTCAGGCATTAGTAACATTTCCTGGTCCTGCTCCATTACCTTGTGCACGACCTTATTGATCGGTGAAAAGTCCTTTTTTACGTTTCGGAGTGAAACCTGATAGAGTTCGCTTTCCGCCTTATCGAGCAACTCAAAAACATCTGTAGTATCTTCATAAGCATCCCCGATAACCTGTCCACTTACACGAATGAGTTCCCGCTGGATGAACTTTTCCATTATTATTCTAGCATGAGCTTCTACGTGGGCGCCAGTTAGTACAGCCGAACTCAAGTTAGTGAGATAGTGAGCGCCACCGATGAGCTCAAGCTCGTTTGATTTCCTTAATTCCTCAGTTAGTGTGAGTAGATCTATCGGCATCCCTTTCGTGGAAAGCCTGCCCAATGCTGCATATATTTTTTGATGGGCATCGACATAAAAGCAGCTTTCAGAAGGTATGATCTCGGTTACCTGTAGAAAGGTATCTCTTTCAATCATGCATGCCGCCAGTACTGCTTCCTCCATATCCGGAGCTTGCGGAGGCACTTTACCAAAAACAAGTGTAGTAAGATCTGGTTTACGGTTTCGGGTTGAACCCTGTTCCTTTTTTATGTTTACAGCCATTATTTATTTTTTTGCTTCTTTGAGCTTAAGTAGTTCCTCTGCTTGTTTGTTGACGTGTTCCGGCACTTCTGGTGCCGGTTCATTGTCGTAGTTTCCTTCCATCAGCTTGATATAGTTGTCTTTATTCTTAATGATGAAGTCAAAACAGAACCATTTTTTCATCAGGCAGACGTTTGATTTGGTAGCCTTGGCTAGGATATCTAAAAAGTTGAATTCCTTTTCTCTTATCCTGGCATTGAAGTGAGTGCGGCGCTTTTCCGTCATTACCTCAATTTTTTGTTTACCATATTCCCCGGCCCATATATTCCACATATCGGCGTATGGGTCATGGAACTGTGGCCGGTTATTATTTATAAAATGGTAGATAGAAGCCTTGTCTTTTTTCAGATCATGGTAGGCCTTCTTTAGCTGTGCAAGCTTATTCTCTTCCTCAGTCGGTGCTATCGTGTTGTTATTATTGTTCCGCGGAACAACTGGAATACTCTCCGGAACAATCGAATTATTATAAGGAACTATTGTTAAATTCCGGGTATCTACCGAGATATTGATAAGGAGAAATTCTTTTATCATTTCAATCTGCGTTCCCTTGCGCCTGCGCTCCGATGTAGCATATAAGTATGTTTCCTGCATGTGGTCACTGGAGAGGATTTTGTATTGATCTGCAAGTGCATCATCGAATAAGCCGCGCTTAATGGCCGCTTCAATCACATCAGTAACAAGTTTTACATCTTTTTTACAATAGTCAGTTGCAAATAGTAGAAGCTCGTCAGAATCTTTTAAGTCGAAGTAGTACCCTTTCGTACTGTAGGAATAAGCCAATATGCATTGCCATATCCAATAGCCGTCCGAGTCATAGTCATTAAATAAAAGCTTTACCTTTTTATTGCCAATGTGTGCACAGTTCATCTGATAGTATAAAATCCCAGGTTCGGCTTTACGTCCCATATATGATTAAAGTATTGTAGCGTTTATGTAAATAATTGAGCCTGTAAGGCGATTTTGGCCGGTGTTCTACCAGCAAGTAGCTCATCCAGCTCCGATTCCATCGCCTTGCATTTACGTAGCACCAGTTGATCTTGGTGTTTAAAATATTCGACCTGTGCTTCCCTGAGCTTCTTTGTCTTATCTATAATATCCCGGGCATTGCGCATCCACTCGTATACAGGTTCATCGACCTGGTATTGAACATCTGCAATAGTTAAACTGACCATAACAAAGGTTTAATGCTTGAACTTTTCAGCCATTTTCATGGCATCCATTTGAAGTTTACTTAAATTGATAATTGAATTAACATTGTTGTTAATGGCTGTCGCTTGCGGGATATATTCCTTATCGGCTTTTACCAATTCTATATTCTCAAGCAAAACACTCCGGAGGTTTTCCACGATATTGCTGGTGTTGCTTACGGCTATGTCAATTTGTGTATCCTTAACTGATGCACCATCACCAGGTACGAACTCTTTTAAAAGAGCGCTTACTGAGTCCAATGGCCTTTCCCAATGGTTGTCTTTCTCATTACTGTGGATATAAGCTTTGTTTTTCTCTTCATCAATATTATAGCCGGTGATAGTGACTATCTTCATGCCATACTTAAATGGCTTATTGAGCATGCTCAGGAGCTTTTTTTCTATTTGCTGCTTCATTGATAACTGATGTTAATTTGTTAGATAATATTTTTAATTCCCTCAACTCTTTAGGCATTCTGTTTTTGCTATTCCTGGCAGCGTGCTCAGCGCGGGTGATGAGATCAAGGTTTCCCGGCTTCACGTTTAATGGATTGTCATCTTTGGTCCGCACAACAAAGCCTTCAGGAACTGGTCCGTAGATCTGCTCATATAGCCATGGCGCATAATGAACGAAACCGGTTTTTAACTTGATTACCACAAACTGGCGCCCGTCCTGACCATTCCATATTTTCCGATTGCCTATAGGTGTCGCTCCCGTGGTTTCCCATCTATGGACAGGACAGAGAGCCCAGCGGCCCATTTTTTTGTTGCGTTCATATATTGTGAACTTTTCTTTTGCTGTTCTCTTAAAATCCAGGTATCGACGTTTCTTTTCAATGTGTTTTTTAGACCAACCTTTATCTTTATGCCATTTCACATCATAGATTTCAGCAAGTTCGCTATCACCGTAATCCTTATAGTTATCACGTAAAAACAATATTTGCTCATCAGTCCAATATTCCATTTCCATACGCTTCAACCCCATATCATAACACTTGGTCCTTACTAATGTTTTTCTGTGACCAAGCATAAAAGAAAGTTTCTCATTGGTGAGCTTCATATAATTGGCACGCATAAACAATAGCTCAAATTGAGTCCATTGGTATTTATGCGATCCGTTGAGTGTTCTTACTTTCATATTTTGGAAAATAGCTGGCCGCTCCAGTATTAAGTAGAGCGGCCAGGTAATGGTTATTTTTTTGCAGCTTTCTTGGGAGCGGCTTTTGCTGGTGCCTTTGGTTTTGGAGCTGGCTTAGGCTTCAACTCTTTCTTTTGTTCCTGAAGCTCTGCTATACGTTTGTCGACGTTCCTTTGTCGCTTTTCGGCCCTAACCTTTTGGTCCGCTTCATAATCTGTTATAGGCACAGTGCCAATCAGTTCAGCAAGCTTGCGGACCATATAACCTCCATTACCGGTTGGTAAGTTGCCATTGTACTTTTGGAATATGATAGTGCGGATCACGAATGCCAATTGCTCATCTGTAAGCCCTTCAAGTTGCTTATAGTACTTTTCTCCTCTTTCATTTCCCCAATTGCTGCTAATATTGAACCCGATTACCTTTTTAACTATATCGCGGCAACCAAAATTGGAATCTACATACTCAGCAATCAAAAAGCACATAAATACTCGGTCAACCGGCGTAAATGCTGCAGGGAGGGCTTTCAATAGCTTATCTTGCTTCATTGCTTCAACGATAAGCTTTTGAACCTTTTCCCCATCCAGTTCCTTTGAACGTTTTTCGCGCTCACGGATCTTGCCAATTTCGGAATCGATATCTGCGGCGGTTGGTTTGCTATCAGAATTGACGTTTTTGGAAGCGCCTTTGGAATGAACCTTACGCAGCTGGATATAGGTATATTTACCTTTCTCCTTGCCGTCTACGAAAAACGCTTTGATGCATTTGCCAGTAGATATCATTTTTTCAATTTCAGCCTGTTCCTTTTTATAGTCTTCAACATCTTTGTCAAAGGCCTTTCGCATATCCTGCTCACTATCGAACTCATCTTCGCGATCTTCCTTGAATTCCTCCCAATCTGGCTCGTCATAATCCGGTTTCATTTCCTCATATTGCTGAGACGTCAATACATCTGTTCCACCTTTTTTATACTTAAGCAGAAATGACCTATCAATTGAATAATTACCGCTGATAAAAGTGATGGTAGGATCTTCGATCGCCTTTTTGCATTCAATATCAAAATTGACATCACATTTACGAGTGAAGCAAGTGAGATTATTGCACAGTGGGTTTTCGGTAGCTTCAGGGAACAAATTTGCAAAAGCTGAATTGAAAGTACATAGAGTGCAAGCGCCAGCCTTTTTGTCTATGGTTGTGCTAGCAGTATCAAATGGAGCGTCTTTAAGCTTACCTATTGACCTCCTAAACTGATAGTCATTTATTGTAATCGGCCTGTTATAGTGATCTATATTTGTTTTATCAATATCCTCATCATCCAGAATTGCTTTTTGCGACGGTATTGGAAGCATCGATATCTTTAAAGCATCGCTAATAGATATCAGATTCTTATAAAACAGCTTTTGCCACTCCGGAGTAAGATCGTTTAATTTCATGCGCTGACGTATGAAATAATCCTTTTTGCCGACTTTAGCTGCTACCTCTTCAAGTTTGTATTTTTCAAGAAGCTGCTTAAAGGCGTATGCCTCATCCATTGGGTGAACATCTTTTCTCTGCAGATTCTCAGTGATTTGCGCCTCGAGAGCTTCATCATCGGTTAATGTCCGGACGTATGCGGGAATTTCCGTAAGGCCTGCGATCATGCTTGCACGATACCGGCGCTCACCGCATACCAGCTCCAGACTGTCGCCAACTGGCCGGAGTAGAATTGGCTGAATAACGCCCTTCTGTTTAATCGATTGTGCCAGTTCATTTATGGCATCTTCATCAAATACTTTACGGGGATTTGTTTTCCCGATAATGATGGCAGATAATAGCACCATCGGCATTGTTGTGTTTTGTTTCATTGCTAATTTATGTTTGGTTAAGAAATCACTTTTTGTTATTGTTTTTCTCCGCATTGCGGCGCTGCATTTCTTCCTGGGCAGCAGGTGTGCCCAGCTTCTTAAGCGCCTTATCACTCATGTGGCTAACGTGCGTAGGATATTCTTCATCCATTTTTCTCTGTTCGGATTTATATAAATGGGTTACATCAACTTCTTTCCCGTCAAAAGCCTCCTCAGTAAGCTCGGTGCCCGTTTTACTTTTCAGGATAACGTTTTCGGGTTTTACAAACGCCAGTTTACCTTGTATTTCTTCCTGAGACTTATTATTGTCCATGAATACGCCGATCTCGTCACGGCATTTTTCAAGGCATTGGATGAGATGCGCATGCTTATGGTAGCTATCATCTTCCTCTGTGCTAAGAGATGGACTTTTAGGAATGGTTAGCGTTCTGCCATTTGACAGCATCCGAAGGCCGGTAAGACTGAAGCTTTCCTTTTCACCATCACCTTTAAAAGAATATCCTCGGCAAACGACGTTATCATAGTCGAGCCGGCCTGTCTTATCAAATTGCTCTGTGAGCTCACAAAGCGGATGATTGAGCGCTTGGAAAGCTTTTAGAAGCTTGGGAGGCGCTTCTGTGTTCGGGTAGCTCTTATTTACATCGGCGTTCCCGTCATGGAATGATACCTCCAGATAGGTACCTTTTACTAATTTGGCTTTTGTTATTTTCATCTGTTTTTGTTTTAAAATGTGTAGCGCGGAGCGGATTTGAACCGCCGTTCTCCTGGTGCATGAATCAGGTGAGTTACCACTTCTCCACCGCGCCGCAGGCTCCCTAAGTTTGCTTTTATATAAGGAAAGGCCTGTGTGATGTCCTTACTATTCAACCTCAGTTATTTCCCCGTTTCTTATTGAATAAAAAACGTCTTCTTTTACTTTTTCACCGTCGACCAGCACTGATATTACATTCGTACGATGCCAGTAGTATTGTTCATCCTCTTTCCAATCAGCCAGGACAATGAAGCAACCAATTTTCGCTTTGGCCTTTCCTTCAATCCCTATACTGATAGCCACACTTTCTTTTCCTTCCACGGTCGCTGCTGAGTAATCGCCCGTGTTGGTCGCTGCTGATTGAGAGCCCGTGTTGGTCGCTGCTGAGTAATCGCCCGTGTTGGTCGCTGCTGATTGAGAGCCCGTGTTGGTCGCTGCTGAGTAATCGCCCGTGTTGGTCGCTGCTGAGTAATCGCCCGTGTTGGTCGCTGCTGATTGAGAGCCCGTGTTGGTCGCTGCTGATTGAGAGCCCGTGTTGGTCGCTGCTGAGTAATCGCCCGTGTTGGTCGCTGCTGAGTAATCGCCCGTGTTGGTCGCTGCTGATTTATAGCCCGTGTTGGTCGCTGCTGAGTAATCGCCCGTGTTGGTCGCTGGCGCATCCTTGAAATTCACCTTACTCAATATAAACTTTGCGGCAGCGCCGCAAAGTGCAGAAAGGCTTATTTCCGCATGAATGAATAATTTGGAAACGGCAACCTTACTATCCCCACCCTTATTTTTTAACGCCTCGCCACGACCCTGAACAGTAGCATATTTCGACATACCCTTTTCAGTGCTTGGAGGATAATATTCAAATACATCAAGTGGATGCTCACAAAAATGCAAGCCGCCTTCTGTTTGTGGATTGTCAGGGCATACCTTAAGCTTCTTGCCAGCTTCCATTTCATGCAATTCCCCGATTGCATATTGCATATCGCGGCACTTAAAGCCAGGTAAGAAACCTTTGTACCCCTCAATGATCAGTGATTCGTTGATAATGGACCAAAACCTTTCGGGAAGATGTACATTTTCAGATTCCACCGCGCTCATGAAAAGCGGTGCAATATCTTTCGGATCATAACCAGCAATACCGCAACCTATTTCAGTTACCAGGAACTGGTACTGAGGGAAATCGTTAGCAAACGAAATGAACTGTTCAACATGCAGCTTGATCTCATCAAGTGTTAATGTACGTTCAGCATGTTCGCTTTTTGTGGGTATTGCATAGGAATTACCATGTATGCCAATCCCCTGGCCTTCAATTGCTCCGAATTTTTCAGCTGCGAGTAAAGCTGCTCCCCCTGCATGCGTCCCGGAGAGATTTGAACCGAATACGAAAATTTCGTTCGGCTTTAATGACTTGATGTTGTTTGAAGTTGTCCTCATAAAATAATTTGAATGTTGAGCGATTAAAAAATATTTACTTGATAATTCCTTTTTCCTTTAAGGCAAAGAAGCAACGGGCGCAAGCTTTCACGTCCGCAAGGGCATCATGCGCATTTTCAAAGTCTTCATTGAAAAGCTTCATGTGTAGCTCGCTAAGCTTTGGCCATTTGAATTTGTTGAAATTGCCGGGTAGCTGGCAGAAATCGGTACTGGCGTCTTTAGTGCAGAGCATCTTTGGTTTACTCCCCCAATTGACGCCTGCACGGATCATTTCAGCGCCAATGACATTGTAGTCATAGCTCATATTGTGTGATACAAGCGTATGGCATGTATTACAGGCTGAAAGAAACAATTCTAATGATGTCAGGATTGGACGCCCTTCCTTTTCGTTCTTTTCGGTATTGTAACCGTTGTCGATCCAAAACTTTTCTACCGGTATGGTCCAGCCATCAGGCTTAATCAAATCACAAATAGAAAATTTAAAATTTCCAGCATCGTCATATACTGCAAAGGCAAGCTGAATAATCCGCGGCCAGTTGCTCAGGTCAGACATAGGTGCTCTCCAGTTCTTAGGGAGGCCGGTTGTTTCCGTGTCAAAAAATAAGATATCCATAATTAAGCGTTTACGGGTTTAAGAATAGATACCAGTTTTTCAGCGTTAGCATTGATGGCCAGAGCAGCTACCAAAGGATTTTCGGGATTGATAATATGGATGGCATTCCATAAAGCCGGTAGTGCTTTATGCTGTAATGCCAATTGTGCATAAAGCAATTGTTGAGTCAGTAAAGCTTGCTCAACTGCTTCGTGGCGGCCGTTGTCTTCATCGGATATATGAGATATTTTATCCCACATCTCCGTTACTTGACGGTCAACATTGGTTTTATTTAAAAGTTTGTGCATCAGTCGTTAGTTTTTGATTGTGAACTATTTTGTTTTTAAGTTCTTTCAGATTTTTAAGTGACATTGGACCATTAGGGAATAACTGTTTTCTTTCTTCATCAGACAGCGGCTTCAAATTGTCATTACCAACCCGCTTGGTCTGTTTAGGCTTTGACACTTTCATTTTCAGCCAATTTGAGTAAATGAAACAGGTTCCGGAACTCGATATAGATCATGAATTGCTCTACCAGATAATGCAGGTATTCATTCATGGTCAGGTATGCAAGGCAGGTAATCGGATCATGGTAAACGATATCGATCCCCTCCAGATAGCAAATGCCATCTTCTGCAGCCTTGAGTTCTTTAAAGCGTTTCACCTCGAAAATGTCAAAATGAAAAACCTTTAAGCCAATAATATCGAGGTAGAACATCCACTGGCAACTGTCGGTATAGTCCGTAAGATCACTCGGGGCGCGGTACTTTGTTTTTGCATCCCGGATGTGCTTGCCTTCAATGCTATCGATGCGGCCGGTTACCTTCACCTCATATTTTTTAGTACGATAGATCTTGCCTACGGGTATTTCATATACCAACAGTGGGTGTTGATTGCGGAATGACAGTGCTTTTTCGGCACAGGCAGAGGGAAAGGCTATATTTTCACTCACCAACCACAATTTGTTATCCTTCTTAACCGGTGTTGCACTGGAAGGATCTTCTATGATTTTATGGAAGGCGCTCCCAGTCTTGGTTTTATCGTTACCCTCAAAGGTTCCTGAGAGGGTTTCGATCAGTGCCGCTTCGGTATCGTATGAAGAAGTATCCGCCATATAGCGGCGGAACTTCTCCAACGTTGTTACAGATATCCTATACATGAGCTGATTCCTCTTTTACTTTTGATTTAGAATCTTTTTTCTCGTCTTTTTTCGCATTCTTATTATCGGCAGGCTCCGCAGGGGCTTCAAATTGCTTGGTGCTTTCGTTCGGTGTCCACTTGTTTGCCTTTGCTGTTTCAGAGACAAGCTTGCGAAGAGGAGTTTTGAGGTAATCAGGCAGTTCATTCACCTCGCCAAATACGGTATTAAATACGGCCACCTCTTTACACTCTTTTATTTCATTGGTAAAGCGATCACCAAGCAATTGAACCAAAGGCAGGCGTAAGTAATCCGGAAGTTCATTAATAACAGTAAGCAGATCGTTTAACTCTACAGTCGGGCATTCAGCTATTTGATGCTGGTACTGTTCTGATTTTTCCAGGGCTTCCCGCTGCTCTTCGCTCATGGCTGCAATTGCTTCCCGCACATCGTTCACAAGCTTTGCTCCGAACGTCCTGAATTCTGCAGAAGCTTTGTCAGGAATGGTTATTTCAGAAAGGCAGGCAACGTTTTTACCAACTGTTGTATCGGAAGGCTCAAAGGATATAACCCTTTTGCCGCCCTTTATAGAAACATATCCCACCTGGTCAGCGATACGGAGCAGGAGTTGGTAGCTCTGGCCGGTAACATCGGGGATATTCTTTTTAGTGTCTTCGTCTTTTTTCGCGTGTGCAATGATTACGATCGCAGCATTTTCACTACGGCGGTTATTGATGAACATTTTGAAATTGTCACCGATGGCGCCGTACATGCCCAACTTATTTGTCTTGAGCTTGTAATCTTGCTGCACCACCCAGGACATCAGGTAATCATCGAGCGCGGCCTTGGCGGTATCAATACCGATCGTTGCGTAATTTCTGAACGTGCCGGCGGCTTCTTCGGCAAGCACTTCATCCCAATTGTTGATTGGCAATGTGTCCTTTCTCAAGATGGAACGATCCACGCCGCGATCGAAATCCATAAGCAATGGATTTTCGCAAGTGTTGAATAATGACGTTTTACAAACGCCTGGTTCGCCGTAAATAACTATTACTGGCTGTCTTTTTGGTAGCGGCTCATGCGCTTTGATAACTGGCATAAAATTTAATTTTTACTGGTTAAGAGATTTGATTTATTTTTTGTTTTTGAAAACGGTTTTGATTCCTGGTGCTTTCACAAGGCGAAGAGTTAAGCGATAGACCTTATGCTTACTTACAACTTCATCATAGTTCTCTAAGGCCCTTTCCAGTTCGCATTTTGTGTCCCATACACCAGCTGCTTGGGAGTTGTATGCAAGTTTCAGGTCCGGGTCTTTCATTTGACACTCTGATAGCTGCAGGCGTGCGTGGGCATGTTTGAGATCCTTTATTCTCGATAAGAGATATTCCTTGTGCGGATCCTGTTTTTTTTGTTGTGCCATTTTGCAGGTTGTTTAGATTTATTAAAAATTTGAAAAACTCTTTTTGTTTGGTCTGTCGCTTATTCATATCTGCTCTCTTTTATTACCCCGATGAATATGGTTAGTAAAAGCACAGCCAATAAGATGTAACCCATCGGCTGGTGATGATATAGCCAACTCATAAGTAAGCGGCTTCTGTTTGGTGATTAAAAGGGTGAGAGCGGTTCTCACGCTTGTTGATGATCTGCGTGAGATACCTTTCGATATGGCTGCTACTGAGACCGGCGAGATAGACTTCAAATGTTATTTCGGCAGATTCATCCAGGCTCAGACAAATTGTTACATTGCCATTACTGTCGGAAAGTTGTTCTTTGAGTTCAGAATAACTAACTGTTTTGATGAGGTATTCCGATTCTATATCGGTGGGAGCGCCCGGGGTGTAACATGAACAAACGAATTCGCTGTTCTTTTTCTCGTGATAGAAATCTACTATCACTTTTGAAGTTTCGTAATTGTTGACTAAATTTGCCATCGGTTTCAGTATTTATACTGGTTAAGAAAATCAGCCCTCACGCCAGCGGGGGCTTTTTTATTTTTTATTCTTTTTTATAATTGTGCTCAACCGCTTTGTATGAAGGTTGGCCCGCTGCTCAGGAGAAAGCCCCCGACGGGGAGGAACTGGAGTGGTTAAGTTCTCCAGTTCCTTTCTCAAACCTGTAGCACGTTGAAGCCCGGCTTTGAAATAAGCCTCCAGGCTAATGACCTCATTTAATATCTTGCTCTGATGTTGCATTTGTTAAAATGTCCGCATTGTTGATATAGCAAAGAAGGGTACCGCATAAGCGCCCGCAAAACCTATCACGAGTACTATTTCGATTATTAATTTGCAAGTCCGACTTCTGTTAAAATTGTTTTTCATGACTATGTGTTTTGGTGATTTGGCACGATTGATGGTTTAGGCAACAGGAATGTTTAATAACTCCTTCATATCGTTTAAAAGCCTTTCTGCGACAATGGTCATTTTTGCCTGTCCGTTGAGATATCTGTCGACTGTAGCGAGAGACGTGTTGTTATCAACAGCCCACTGCATGCGCATAGCTTTTGTGATTTGCGGAGCTAATTCCCTCAGATCCTTATTTAGCTTGGTAAGCTTTTCTGCTATTGTTTCCATTTTAAAAATGTTTTATCTTCGTTTGTATTACTTAGTGTTTTACAAATTGCAGTACAAATATTTGGAGAATTCTACAATTCTCCAAATAAAAATGTATTTTTTTACAAAATTATTATTTAATAACGCGTAAATGTCTAAAAAAGATTACACTGGAGACGGTCTTGTTTTTTATGAACTTGTAAAAAAGAGCCGTAAAACTATTGGTCAGGTGCAGAAAGAGTTGGAGATTTCCAACGGCACTTTATACAATTATTACGAATCGGAGGTGCTTTCTGAGGATATTAAAAAGCAAATTAGAGCCTGGGCAATAGAAAATATTGAATCTTCGATTGGAGAAATATTTTTGCCGAATGGAGAAAAATCCAAATTAAAAAGGAAAGTACCGGTGATCGGCGAAGGTGCTGCGGGCGATATGCAGATTTATACCAACGAGAATCAGGACCTCGAATACATTGATGTAGGTGATCTATTACGTGACTCTGAGGCGGCATTTACCGTATACGGCAATTCAATGACACCCAACTACCCCAGCGGATGCATACTAGGTATAAAGCGCAACTATGATGGTTTTATACAGCCAGGCGAAACGTATTTGCTTGTAACAAAAAGTAGTAGACTTTTTAAAAGATTATACTACCTAGACGATAAAACGGGCTACGAATGTGTTTCCGATAACATGATGATCTACGAATCCGGGCAAAAGAAGGGACAATACATTTATCCTATTTTCCCTGTGAAGTTTGAAGATGTGATCAGTATATATGATGTTACTGGCATGATTAGGCGAAATAGAAACAGCGATATTATACAAAGACAGAAATAAGCTTAAACTGCGTCAAAATTGAAAATTTTGACAAAGAGACTTGTTTACTCTCTTATACTCTCTTTTATATCTATTATGCGGATTGTTCCGCGGAAATTAATGATTTATACACGGAAAAATTCTCGCGATGGAAAAAAAAGAACATACCGAAGATGTCAGAAAAAGGTTTGTAAAAGCCCTTAAAAAGCTAAATGTCGACATAGATGATTCAACATTTGCGAAGCGAGTGGGTATCTACCAACAAAATGTTTCTAAAATAAAAAATGGCCAGCGCTATCCTACAGTAGAAACCTTAGTGAATTTGTGTGTGGAGTTCGGGGTGAATCCGGCGTGGATACTGCTAGGGCGTGGAGATATGTTTGTAAAAGACAGTTCTTTAGAGAAAAGCGCCTTAGACCGATTGAACCGTTTGGAAAAAACTGTAAAAGAGATGAACGCCGGAAAGCTTAAAAAGAGCGCTTAGACAGCTTTTTTGAATCGTTAACAGAAAAGCTAACATTTTTATCTTTCTGAAGGCCAATACCAAATAATTAAAATCATTATAACTGCTACAGAATTGAGATCCGGAATTTGCGATCGATGCTGCCAACGATTGTGGTTCTGAGGGTCGCGGGTTCGACCCCCGTCATCCTCCCTACACCGGAAAGCATTGTAGCAAAGGCTTTCCGGTGTTTTTTAAAATTCTCAAACCTGTAGCGATTAGTTAAAACACTAACAAAATCGCTAACAGATGAAGATCAGGTTATTAAACGGCTGCAGTTGCAGCGAACCCGGGGTATATCCTAAAACCTGGGAAAGAAGTAATGCGTCCATTAAAAAAAACTGGTATATCCATTACCGGTTTTATGATCCGCTCTTTGCCGAAAGCTATCCAAATGGCTACCAGGTACAGGTAAAGGGCATGAATATTTATAAATCTTTAGCCGAACGGCAGGATGCCACAAAGGAATTATTGGCCGGTGAACTCAAACTGCTGAAAGAACAGGCTTATAATCCAATTCCTGGCCAAGCTTCCGAACACTCCGATATAGAAGAGCTTTCGGGCGATTACCCCATTCCTCCTGACACGGGATTGACAAAAGCACTTGAAAGAGGACTGGAACGCCTTGATATAGTAAAATCCTTTAAGGATGATTTGCTATCTAACCTGAAGTTTATAAAACCTGCCATTGAGCAACTCCGGATGCAGGATCTACCTGTAAAAGATGTACGGCGCCGGCATATAGTCATGATTCTGGACCGGTGCGGTAAAAACAAAGATATTTGGACAGCAGCCACTTATAACCGGTATCGTAGGAATTTAAGTTGCATATTCCGGGAACTTGTCAAAATTGAAGCAATTGAGCACAATCCGATAGATGAATACCTCGAGCAGAAAAAACGAACAGAAACCATAAAGGAAATCCTTACAGCCGATGAAATTGAGTTAATTAACACAAAGCTCCGGGAACTGAACTTTCCCTTTTGGCGGTTCATACATATTTTTTGCAATTCAGGCGCTAGGACTACCGAGATCATGAAGGTAAAATTGTCTGAGATAGATCTTAACCGGCAAATGGTACGGTACACTATCAAAAAAGGTAAAAAAATAAGAATCGTTGAGCGCCCGATAAAAGATGAGGTTTTTTACCTGTGGGAGCAGTTGGCAGTTGAAGCAAAGAAAATCGGAGACAACTGCTATCTTTTTTCTGAGGGATTACGCCCCGGAGAGAATCTTATCCGGACAGACCAGATCAAACGGCGCTGGCGTACATGGGTGCAACTTGGATTAAAAATAAAAAAGACCTGGTATTCCCTTAAACACCTCAACACTGATAAAATGGATGAGCTGTACGGTAATGATATTGCGGCTCATTTGAACCAGCATGATAAAAAAATGGTAGAAGATCACTATGCGGTAGGAAATAAAGCACGAAAGAACGAAGTACTTAAGCGGGCCCCGAATCCTCTGGACATTAAGAAAATAGAAAAGGATGCCATTGTCGGCATCCAGTAAGTTTCTTCTCCCACAATGTCAAAGAGCTTTCCCACCCCCCCACGGTTGGGAACAGAGGTTATATCATCAGTGAGACTTCTTAGGCACTGTCTTTTTCTTATGAACGAGCACGGGCCTATTTACCTTATTGACAGTATAAAAATGATTGAGATCATCCTGTATGCGGCTTAGCCAGCTTAAAGTGTAAACTGCATTCTTCGGCCGGCCTTGTATCTTATTCAAACAGTCTTGTATGTTGAATAGGGCTATTTTTGCCTGTATATAGCGAGTGGCCGCACTGTCGTACTTCGCTTTCCAGTAAGAGGTACTATCTTGGCCGCGGGCTGCAAATGATACCAGGATCAATGAAAGTAAAAATGATTTTCTCATATAGTTGGATTGTTTAAGGCCTCAATAGTTGCGTCGTCCATTACCCCCGTTTGAGGTACACCGGCGGCGGCTTGTGTTAGCTGTATTGCAGTGGGCACACCTTTTAATACTGCCATATCGAATGTTTCAGCTGCTTCGGTAACATCGTTAATTTCATCCCCACGAATAGGATTCCAAAAATCTGCCCGGTAGAAATCAATCATGTCCTGTGTTAGCTCAGGGAATATTTTACCATAAACATAGGTTTGTGTTGTCAGAAATGCCCAAATAGGTAGTTTAGGGAAATTCTTTTGAGTAGCGCCGCAATATGTCCCTAATGGAGCACCCTCATTACCGGCATCGTTTGGATCTTGTTGCCAGCCGCCCTCGTGTGTTTTTGTTAATGGGAATACGACTTGTAAATCGGCCATTGTAAAATTTTGAAATCTCACCGGCATTGCTACCGGTGAGATTGTGATTTAATTAACCCAAAGCGTTGGGTTATCATTATGCTGCATTCAGCCATTCTTTGATACCCAAATAGATTTGGTATTCAACAGCGGTGAGTTTGCTGTTGTTGAGATCTGAGAGCACCAGGAGACAGATGTCACGAACAATACCTTTATTCAGCCCGCTCTGGCTCTGAATATCGGTCGCCAACACCTCAAGTTTTCCTTGTAAAGTTGTCTGAGCATTCACATCGTTGAGGATCTTAGTCCCAACTAATGTATCGGCGATGGCCTTTGTCAGAAAATTTTCTATTTGAGGTATTTCTGAAATCACCTCTGCAGGTAGGATTGTCGACAATACCAAGGGCGTGCCTGGACTCTCCAGTACCTTTAAAAATCCCTGTTCGAAGGCGAGTATCGCCCCGGCGTGTGCATCAAGGTATAACATACCTGCACCTATTTTTATTTCAATTTTTCCGAGGACTGCGTTAACCTCGTTTTTGAACTTTGACATAATTTATGTTTTTGGTTAATGAATACTATTTGTTCCTTCTTTTGTGATCGAGGTAATGCAGATAGCAACAAAGGGCTACGGCTAATAAGATCACGGCTGTTACGATATATGGATTCATTATAAAACAGATTGAGCGATCGGCGCATGAGTGCCATTCTGTACCGCCTGGTTAAGGATAGCTGCCTTGACTTCATCCGGTACAAGGTTTGGATCCGTTGAAGGCAACTTTGCAACTATACCGCTGCCGGTAAGAAGTGCACTAATAGCTGTAGTAATCACTACAAACTTTGCATGTTGCGGAGCTGTCATAAATGAGAAAAACCCACTTTGGTCTAAAGCGATTGCAGTGGCCCATAAAGAAGCAGCAACACCTCCTATCCATTGTATTTTTATAGCCCATTTCGGCGATTTGCTCGTAAACCGCTTTAGCCAATATCTGATGCCGGTATAACAAATTTTTTGTTCGATCTGATTCATATTAAGCTGCTTTATTTAGTTTGTAAACTTTATCGTAAATGTCTTTTATCTGCTCGGAGTGTTGCTCGATCTGTATCTTGTGTTCCATGTTTAGGCCGTACATCTCTCTGAGGGTGTGGTTTAGGTTCTTAATGTAACCAATACCTACGCCAAGCAGTACGAGAAATATACCACCCATGAAAGTGAGAATGGATCCGACTATTATATTGAACATGGCTGTTTTCGTTTGGGTGATTACTGTTTGTTTAAAAGAAAGTAGTTGGCGCCATCATAAAAGATCGCGGCGCTCTTATATGGAGTGCCGGTAAAGTGGTAAACAGAAGCGCCGTTAATACTCCCTGCATCCGGAATGAAGTTTACAGTATCAGTTGTCGATGCATCCTGCGATGTAAACAACATGATCTGCCCAGCGCTATAATTCGCGTGGTGCAGTACTATAGTATCATGTGAGTCTGCTACCGTTAACACTCCCAGGTAATGGCCATTGAAAGTGTAATTTCTTGCGGAGACATGTTCAGTGTCTGCCAGGCGCGGTACAAACGTTGCATAAGCCGCATGTTGTGTTTCCAATGTGTGGATCGTATCAGTGCTGGTCTGCTGCCGGTGTAGTGATATAGGATCTGTCTGTGCGGATGCTGAGGCGGCAAACATCGTTGCGGCAATCAGTAAAAAGAGTAGTTTTTTCATTTTGCTTTTGTTGATTTTATGATTATTAAAAAGGTTACTGATTTGGTGAAAACGTTTGTTGTTAATTTAATTGAACTAAAAGTCCTGAATTATAAGTGACAGTACCCGTAATGGTATATGTGATTGTCATTAGCGTGGATGCTGGTATATACAAACTCATAGGCGCATATGGAACCGGTTTCTGTGCTGAAAAAGCCGCGGTCGTTTGCCCCTGAGGGTAAAACGTCAATGTTTGAGAATTAGATGTTTCATCTATGTAGGTAATAGTAACAGTTAAGGTGCCACCGGTGACAGCTGTTAGATTAGCAACCGGTGCTATTAAATATTCACCAGCGATTGTAGAGTTAATTGAATAGGTGGAATTTCCAGTGACTCCTGATTCCCTGCCGGAATAAATCGTCTGAGCACATTTATTTATTGCTGCCTTTAACGAATTTGCTGTGTCTATTACCTGAATACTATCAGCAAGAACACCACCTATAGAGGGGAATTTTGTTGTAGAGGTAATGCCATTCCCACCACTCCAGGTTACAGTATGATATGTTCCTCCGAACAGGACTTGAAAAAAGGGAGTGCGTTGATTGTAACATTGAAATACAAAACTTTGATTCCCGTATGGGTCTTGTATACCCATCAGAGTACCGGTATCGGCATTATTGTCTGCGAAGAAATCAGGCCATTGGGCAGACACTATATAAGGAATATCAGCCCGGATCGCTAAATCAGAATCAACCACGGCCAAACTATCTGCCAGTATGTAGGAATAAGCTTGTGGACGCCAATTATAATTACCCATTACATACGGAGGTAAAAACGAACACATATTATTTGACATGTCTTGGAAGAAAAACCCTTCACCTTTTGCGCCGATACCTATAATGTCACCGGTAGATGTATTTCTAAAAAAAATATTGTGGTCATCACCGTAAAGTGTGTTGCTGCCGTTGACAAAAAACAATCCGCCACCGTCACCCGATAGATTAGCCTGGTATGCGGTATTTCCTGAGCCTATTGACAAAATAATAGGCGTAGTCGAAGTGTTGCCATTGAAAAGTGTTTGGTCTAAAGTCTGAGAGCCGCCGCCTATATTAGGAGATATCCAGTGAGCACCATCATAGTAAAACAGATAGCCATCCTGAACTACGATCGTACCGGTGTCAAGTAACTCCGGGCTTGGAAACAGATTCCACAATGCTGCTGCACGGGTTGTGTCGGTACCTGTCTTAATTGAAATAACGGCCTGCACCATGCCGTTAAACTTATTGTTTGAACTTGCATTGCCTGCACCATTGGGAGGAAACGTCTGCTGTCCGTAAGCAATGAGCCCGGAGATTAGTAAAAGTGTTGTTAGTAGTGTTTTCATTATTTTAGTTGTTTGATATTAAAGTCAATCCCTTTGCATTTGCAACAAAAGTGTATGGATATTGTAAGCTTGGTAATAATGGTGTATAAGTGTCTCCGGCTTCCTGCTCAGTGCCAGAGTCCACCACGTGCCCGTCAGCTGTGAATAATACCCAGTTATAAGTTCTGGTAGTATTCCAGTCATCAAAAACACAGGTAACATTTAGCTGAGCTGCAATGAGTCCTGTATTCGTCCATGGTGTAGGTTGAATGCTTTTCATATTTTTCAGTTTAGTATTCTTCCAAATAAAATTTTATCAGACCTATAGCGATAGCACTGGCCACGCTACCGGTATTCACCCATAAGTATGGTTGCATTGCTGTTCCCGCCGCCGGTGCTTTTGCACTGTTGAAAGTTGTGTAACTGGTTATACTGGTTTTGGTGATCACCTCGAGGCATACATAAGTTGTAGTGGTATTCGGTGGTAAATAAGCCCCAACCCTATAAACATTATTAGCGTTTGGTTTTACACCTGTAAACACTTTTGTTGCAGTTCCTGATGAACCATTGAAGTAAATAGAAAGTGCCGTGTCTCCGGCATCCTTACCTACACCTACAGTATTTGTTAGTGCACTTGGATCGGCGCTTGCTGTAGGCACACCGCCGCTACCGGCCCAAAACCCAACAAAAACCCGCTGCGTGCTCAAGTAGGTGGGGAACCCGAAAGTAATTACCAGATCTCCACCGGCACAATAGGCGGCATTGCCGGTTAAAACACTTTCGGTAAAAGTATTTTCATACCAGGCTGCAGATATATTCGCTGTTGATGCGGTAGTTTGCTTCAGATAGTTGTAATTCGGTAACGCGTTTACAGCGTCATAGGCCTTTTGCACACTGGCAGTAGTAGTGATATTTGTAAAGTTGCTACTGAAAACACCATCTTCATAAAGGCCTGAGTGATACATTTCCACCCTACTAATTTGTTTTTCGGCAAATGACGGCTGCAAACGGTATTCATTGCCTACGCTTGGCACTATGTGAATTTCATCACGGCCGCCCATATTGTTTGCATACATCACTAAGTGGCCAGCGCTTGGCATACTTGGGCTCGTTGATGTGCTGATCATTAGGATGGAACTATCGGTAGGATTTCCGCTACCGGTAACTGTGTATATACCGGACACGCCATAAGACCATATATTGGTTCCGGCAACAATATTTGTTACAGCTGAGGTGATGTAGCCTTTATTATACATGAAAGACCGCGTCACGATATCGAAACCTGTATCAATAAATGGTATGAGCTTTGTAGTATCTGCAGTTACTGTTACTGTACTTGTGCCAGAAACGCTCATACCATATCCTGGCTTGACAGATACAACGGCAGCTATCAGGTAATTTTGTGCCAACATTCTACTCCATATAGCTGCTGCAGTGTCGGCGATATTCACGTTTAAATTGTACCTGGTAGCAGCTGCCGTATCACCGACAGCGTAACTAAATGCATAGTTGAGTAGCAACGTATTCACCCATCCCTGAAGCGTCACGGCGGTATCGTGCACAGCTACTGTAGTTGCGTAACCTTGGCTATTCAAGTAAGCATAAGTGACAAGGAAGGTAGATGTATCCCCGAATGTTAGAAACTTGAGTAAGCTCCAGTTTTTTATACTGTCTGCAGTATCTGCCAGTTGAGAAAGCGAAACATTATATTGAGCCAACGCAACCTGTTGCCACGCGGCACCATCATAATAAAAGAAATAACCGCCTTGAACTATCATTGTACCGGTATCAATAGGACTCTCCGTTGAATCAAGATAGTCAGGATATAAAAATAGGCTCCAAACTGTTTTCGCTGCTGTGGTATCGGTACCGGTCTTTATAGCAACACTAGCCTGCACCAATCCATTAAAAAGACTTCTTGAGGTAGCGGTGCCCTGTCCCAGCGTTGGAATTGTATTTTGCCCGAATGATACTGAGCATGTAAGGAATAACAATATCGTTAAAAAATACCTCATACTATTTCGTTATAGTTTATTACGACGGTGTTGCCATCTACGAAACCACCGCCAGCTGTATTGTCAAAAGTTCCGGCTGAGCTGTCGTAGGAGCAGATGAAAGGGTCGCTATTGTCAATTTGGATAGTTTGATTCACAATAAGGCCTATCAAGTGCGGAATTGTTAGCGTCATACCGGTTGGATACTGAAGCGGGATCTGCATGCCATTGCACATGGTATATTTCTGTGACGGATCAGGTGTTTCAACAATTTCCAGTATCAGCTGACAAACTGCAGTCTGTGGAGCTTGTGAAGCGTAGCCCGGACCATCACCGCAACATCCACGACGTTCATTGCCGTATCCATATCCCCGGCCGTCAAACTGCCAAAGGTTGGGCCCGTTGGGACTTCTATCATCGTATAATCCTAAAATGATACCGCCTTTGCCCTCTTTATTTATCCCATCGTTCTTTTCTCTCGAGGGAAACAAATTATAAGAGCCCTGTTCACCAATCCATTTCTTCATGCGGGCGATGAGCGGGTACAAACGTTGCTGGCACATTGTATCGATCTTGTATTCGATATCTTTACGGTCTGCAGTAGCGCTTCCCTGTCCATCACTGCTTAATGTCTTGGGATTATTCTGCATCTGGCCTTGCGCTGTTGAACGTGTCCAGGATGGAATGATCGCGCATATGTCTACTGCCTCAGCAATTATTTTCCACAAAAACCGGTTCCAAAGGTTCTGATAATTGCCAGGGCACATTTCAATGGCATTTACCATCATTCCTATTTGAAGATCTCCAGAGCCGATAGGGTTTTTCCCTGCGGCAGCTAAAGAAGTATTGATGCTTGCTAGAAGAGCTGTCTGGTTACCCGAGTTAACAACGACGTTCTTTTTATTGATGAAATCCTCATAAAAAGCATCACTGATTGCCGGCACGATGTAACGCTCTTCAGCTACTTCAATACTGTTCATCAGATATCTTATATCTGCGTTTTCATCTACTACTGCCTTTGCTAAAACCTCGTCGATGGTGATGAGTACCGGACGGGTCAACCTGTTAATCCTGTACATCGTCGTTTGATTTTGGCGTATTAGATGGCGCTGGCGCTCCGCCGGTGCCGATAAATGCACTTCCTTTTTCCCCGCCGATTGGCTTTTGATCGATGATCTCACGACCTTCGTCAACGGTAAGAATATTATTTACATTGATGTCCCCTAGGAACGACACCGGCTGTATAGCCTTAAGGCCTATTTCCATCCCGCTCCAGCTCGTACCCATCCACTCGTCACATATCATCATCAACTGTTTCAAAAACTTGTCAATCATTGATTGCTGCTCGGGCATTATCACAGTATTGTTTGCTATATCAAACACCGAACGAATGTATGCGCTGTTACCCTGGCCAAGGCTTTTCTGTTCACTACCACCTATCAGCAGTTTATTCCATTGATTGGACATGAAGATCTTCTCTGCGTTATGCTTATCTCCTTCTATGAAGCTGCTATCTTGCTGTTTTGTGAATTCCTTTACTTCCACGCCATCAGCGAGACCGCTTTCACTGGAGAGAATCACCCAGCGGCCACGCTTACCATCACCAGAGTGCTGGTAGATAATATCTCGGCCTACCTTCTGAGCCTCTTCAGGTGTCATGGCACCTTTTACAACAATCACCCCACCAATGACAAGATTGTTATCGAAGTTGTCAATGTTATAACGGGTGTTTTTATACTCCAGAACTTGCTGTGCCAGGCTACCGATATTGGATGGCATGCCGTAATATTCGTACCCGGGCATTTTGTTCTTTAAATGGAAAATGGTATGTTCATTGCCATTATCATCTATAGCCCAAGTATTATCAAGGGAATTGGGAGACCAAATAGGAATTTCTTCAGTTTTATTGAGATTCAAACCCCACATGCCCAGTTTACGGAAATATTTAGAGATATAAACTGTATTGCAGATATCGTCATCATCCGGACAGGATAATCGGCAGTCCATATAGTCACGTAAGTAAACCCGAACCGTCTTTTTACCGCCAACTTTCACCCGTACAACTTGTATATAACTATTGCCTGAGGTGAACTTGTGGCCGAAAGCGCCATGAATTATATCGTTGAGCGTATCCTGCTTCCTGTTGATGCATGCGGACCAGTCTGTAAACTGTTTATCTTCTTTATTATCCTTAAAGAAAACACCTTTACCCAGGCAATACCGGGCTTTACTTGATACACATGAATTGGTAGTAGGAGAAAGTAAGCTGGCTTCTGTGAGTAATTGGGAGAAATTGTCTGCAGGGTTTAAAAACGGAACGTAGCGCTTACCTTTTAAAGAAACAAAAATATTAGAGTTGAACTCGATGGGAATCGGGTTCTTTGGATCTAAGGTAATAGAATTGTTAATGGCTCCTGTGGTAGCCTTAGCTTTAGGTGCATCGCCTTCTTGAGGCTTTTTTTTGCTATTGGGTTGTGCCATTTCATTATTGCTCTTCTACGTTTTGATTAGTCTCTTCAGCCAATATCACAGGTTCAGATTTGCTTTCTACTTCAGACACAGGATGGTTTTGTAGAAACAATTCTTCCTTATAAGCCTTGATCTGGTCTGGAGTTGGAAGCTCTTCGAAAACTCGTGCAAGGTTCTTATCATACTGCGCCATTTCTGCAAGCAAATGAAGATCTTTCCTGTCCCCAAGGGGAAGTCCACTACCGTTAAAACCGACGATAGTGGACTTGAATTCTTCTTTTATATTAAGGTTTATCACCTCCATAATAGCTCATTAAACTGTTTCAACCAGTGCAAGTATCGCAGAGAGCCCACCGGTAAACTGGATAGCTTTACGATTGTAATCACCCTTTATTACAAGGTTCACGCCGTTCTCATCATCGAGGGCTTTGCCAGTTTCTTCTGACGAACCATCCATGAGCATTCTCCATACACCTGGTATCGGGTTAGCATTGATAACACCTTCTCCCACTATGGTAATAGTGCCGTTGAAATCTTCGATCACCAAACCAACAGAGGCGCATGTGCTCGTTGCTTGTATGTTGGCTATATACCCTGTAAGATCACTGCTTATCTGTGGTAGGAAACATGAAAACTCATGAGTCCATTTATTGGCCGAATTCTTCATTGAATGCGTAGCCTTATAGCTTGCCGACAGGTAATAAAAATTGATCGGATAAAAACCGGAGCCGCCGACCAACGTCGCACCGGTTGAAAGAGCCACAGCGGTATAAGGTGGCAACGGATCAGCAGCCGTAGCTGAAGCCTGTGTCCAGGTGAAATCCGCTGGATCGAATAACCACGCCCTGGAGACACCACCGGAATTGGCGTTACATGAGGCATTATGTTTGGCGAGTGTTATACTTAGCATAGTAGAAAGCTTTTATCTATTAAAAAATGGGTTATTCGCCGTAAGTAGGCAGGTTAGTCATACTTAATACCACGTGCTGAGGTGCGATGATCTCAGTACCTGCTACCAGGTCCATTCTTACTTTCCACTTGCGATCATAGTAGTCGTAGTAAACCTCAAATGCCTGATCCAACAGCGGACCACCGCCGTAGCTCTTATCTGTACCGAAACAGAAGTTCTTGCGGATTGTAAGCACACCTGCATGCGCTTCAGTTGGCGTACCGGAAATTTTATTCAGCTTACGCAGGATTGGGTTCCATGCGCGGTTAACGAATATTGGTATGCCTTCAAAACTTAACACAGGAACACCGTTCTGTATATAGTCTATGGCTTTTACTGTTTCAACACCAGCTGCTGTCAGGTAACGAGCATAGGCATGTGCCCATTTATAATCGATATAATATGCGAGGTCGAGATCTTCCATACCAAGCATTATATCGTTCTGAGCGTCAAACATCGCCTTCAGAGAATTGTAGGCCGTTGTAGGATCCATTTCACCTGATGGCAGAGCAGCCAGAGCTGTTGACTGTGTAGCCGGGATAGTGCCTAGGTTGATATAGTTCGCCATCTTTTTGAACACACCATCGTACTTATTCCAGCTCACAGGGCCTATGATAGGATCTGCGACATCATCATCCTGACGGTTAACATCACCGAAATAGGAGTTCGTCATGATATCTTTCCAGATGATCTTTTTGAACCTGTTTACGATGAATTCCAGGAACTCAGGCGCTGTGCTGCGGAAATCCCTGAAGTCACCGGCGTAGAATTCCTCAAAGCACTGAGAAGTAGCGCCGTACAGTTCTGCAACAGTCAAAAGACGGTTATCTGAGGTGCCTATCTGTGTCCAGTTTGTTTTACACGAGCGATCCTTACGCTGGAGGACAGAAGTATTGGTGAATACATCTATCATACGCTGACCGCGCGCGAGGCTGACCTCGGGGAATATTGTGAAGTCCTCAAACATGCCGGTGTATGCCCCGTTGTAGTCGGGTGTCAGATCGGCAAATGCCGGTTGCATAATGAGCTTGTAGAATGCGCCCGGGTTAAGTACTAAATTCTCCATTTTTACCATTGCTGTGTATTTAAAGAGTTGTAAATGATTTTTAGGTGATTATCCGTTTTGCTGGTTTACGTAATACAAATTGCCAGTGGCAGGCGATGTAGAGCCTACGCTGTAAGCGCTCAGGTCACCGAGTAAGCCGTTTGTTGATACGACCGTAGTAGTGATTGTATAACCTTCAATTGGATTCAGGCTTGATGTATCAAATGTGATAGCGCCGCCGGAGCCAGTAGTTGTAATAGCCTGGTAAAGCTGACCGCCTTGCGAGTCAGTAATATGCACATGCACCAAGCGCAAGCCATCCCCGCCAGGATATGTCGTATTGTCTGTTACGACAATCGTCTTAGCGGAAGGATTGTAAACATATCCTACTGATGGGGTGAAACCACTTGCTGATGTTATTGCGAAGAGGTTTAAAAAGCCCGTATTTTTTATCGCATTCATGATTTTGCGTTTTTATTTTGAGTAAAAAATATTAGTCTTGGTGAATGTTCCAGGTGATGCCTTCTGTGTCTGCGATGTCTTCCTTATCAGCTTCATTTTTACCGGCGCCGTTTTTAGTTTTGCGTATACTAGACGTACCAAGCTTGTCAGCAACATCGTTTTTCAACTTCTCCAGATCTGTTTTATTAACCAGATCCTTTGTCGAATTAGTAATAGCTTCTGTGATATTGGTGGGAACGGTCTTCATCGCTTCCTTAACCGCATTGTTTACTGCAGTTGTGAAAGCATCTCCTTTGAGGCCTTCTGCAATACCGTTGGTAATGCCCGTAGTGATCTCACTTTCCAATTCCTCAATCGAGGTATTGATGCCATTTGTGAGGGCGGTTTCAAAATCAGCAAGGTTTATGGTCCCTACTTTGTCGTCCTTTATAAGGCCTGCGTTCTTTAACGCTTCTTTTACGGAGTTGGCAACTGTTTCGCCAATTTTTTTCAGCTTCATATCTGATTTATTTTTAGGAGACTTGATTGAATTGTTGATTGTGTTGAGGATGGCTTTATTTTGAAAAAACCATTTATCGGCACGAATAGCATTCTTAATAGCGTTATCCGGCCCGCCGATACAGTCCTCGGGAATGATACCGAGCTTAGCCATATCGGAAGGCTGCCACCAAGTTTCGGCGTTCATCCATGTTGAAATTGTTTCCTTAGGCTTACTAAAACAGTTCGCGTATAGGTCACGTGCAGCATTATTGAACTTGCGAATAGAGTTGGCATAAGACTCAATCTCCTCAACTGATCCATAAACACCACCCGATGCATTATGGATCATTACAAAACAGTTTTCGCTGAGATGCATATTTTCCGGCTTGCCGGCACGCAAAGGAGAAATAAGCGGATAAGTAGCAGCACTGGCAACGATTCCCGTCCCGTATGTATGCCAGTTTTTACCATTGGATATTCCATCGGTAATGAAATCATGCATGGCAAACGCATCTGCCATCATACCACCGCCTGCGTTAATGTAAATGTTAATGCGTTTAGCATCGGTAGAATTCATTGACTCACGAAGCGACTTGAAAGAAACGCTGGTATCATCGCCGAACCAATCCCTGTAAATCTCCTGTGTTGCGGCATCTACAAT